GTTCTTGTGCTTGGTATGTCTGCCCAATTTGTTTTTGGGTTTAGCCCGAAATGATGTGATGTTTACTTTGGCTGCCATAGGTACATTCTAAAATAATCAAATTCTTCCTTTCCACCTTCGGATAGATAGTTCAAATACGCATCATAGATCACTCCTTTAAACTCAATTGGTGTGGTGGTGGTATCTAATCCAGCACCTACCATCTTCACGGCATACACCTCCATTTGGTCTTGAACAACTTGCATCTGTTGAACCACGGCTTCGGCTTTCTTTTCAGCATTCACCACGGCTTCTTTTAATTCGGCTTTCTCTTGCACTTTACCTTCAACCATTTGTTCTCCTTTGGCTTTTGCCACGGATACAACTGCCGATGCTTGACGGAGATTTGATTCAACCTTTTTCAACATTGCTTCCACCTCGTCAATCGGTGGTGTTGTAACTGCCCCAACTGGGAAGGCAATCTCAATGGCTGCGATGAATAGACAAAAGAAAATGACAAAGTACCTCATAATTTTTTTACCGTGTTAATGATGCGAAGTTCAGTAATGGCAGCAGCCAATGCGGAATCGGATTTTTTTAAGGCATATGCAAGACGATCAATCTTCAAATCCAACGCTTCAATCTTCTTGTTGGAATTTTCAAGTTGCTCGGTGTACGATGACTTGACATCATAGTATAAATAGCTCACACCTACCAATGCAAGGAAAGCAACGCCAGCAACGGGATTCTTTCGGAATTGATCAAACGAAATTGGAAGCGGATTTGCGGATGGTTTTTTTACGGTCATTTGATACGATTAATTTTTTTACTCCAATAGATAACAGCCAAAACGCCCGAAATAATACCAAGAATCCCCACACCAAAAGTAACAAGGGGCTGATAAATTTGAGCAAAAGTGATGACCGCTGACGAACCCGTGATAGCGGTGGCGATTGCTGCGGTGGTATCATTCAGGTTTTTCACTTTTTACAAATCAATTACATCTACATTGTCCAAGCCATAGATTGATTCAAGTGATTTCTCAACAGCATTTACAAGCAAGGTTTCGGCTGCCAATGTTTCGTAATCCGCAACGGTCAACTCAAGCCCTGCAAAAGTGGTGTTAAAATCTTCAATCCCTTGAATCGGGGCTTTTCCTTCTGCCAATGCCCCGACACTTGCAAAAACAAATGTTGCGATTTGGGCGGGGATGATTCCGTCTTTTTGACTTTTGACATCGGCGTAACCTTCTGCGATTACTACTACTGAACCCGATGGGATTGATAAACCGCTTGTTAGGTTTACGCTTGTATTGATTTGAATTGCTTTCATATATTTACAAAATTAGAATAAATCGTTCCAAGTGCTACCATTGTAGCATTGTAATTTGTTAGTTGTGGAATCGTACAAAACCAATCCCGCTGCGGGTGATGCGATGGCGTTCTTTTGGGTTGTTGTCATTCGGGGTGGTAGGAATCCTTGTGTAGTTGAATCAACTTGCAATCTTGCCGAAGCACTTGCAAAACTTGCACTTCCAACACTTAATGAATGTCTAATAATTGCACCACCACCCGAAGCATCGTTAAATTCTGCTAACAAAGCACCATTGTTTGTAATACGCAAACCAACCCCAGAACCACCTTGCCAAATATCAATATCAGGGGTATCGTATTTTATTTGTAAATATGTACCAAATCTTGCCCGATTTACCAACGATGCAACCGTCCCACATACCACTCCATTATCATCGGCAATTTTTAACAACTGCGTCCCCGCACTATTCTGCACCAAAAGCGATGTAGTGGCGGATGTTGAGCCACTGCCTACAATGTGGGTTCTTGCTGATGCGGATGCCGTTCCAATACCTACATTTCGTGATGCATCAATTCGCATTGCTTCCGAACCACCACCATAAATTGTTGCAAAATAACCACCAGAAGCATTGAACCACCTTACCTCGCCCGTATTTAAGTTCATACCAAAGGTTGACCGAATAGTCCCACCATTGGCAAACCCGATATTAGAAAAATTGCTTGTACCCCCCGTTTGATTAACTAAAATTCCGTTTAATGTAGAAGATGAGTAATTTATTTGCAATGCAGTTGTTGGTGCATTTGTACCAACCCCCAACCTTTTATTTGTATCATCCCAAAACAAGTTAGCCGCATCACTTGCAAACGCACTACCATTGCTGAACTGAATCGCACCCGATACTCCGCTTGGGTTTGCAGTCAATGTGATATTTCCACTTCCCAAGAGAGATGTGTTGTTCAGCGTCTTGATGTTTGTTCCGCTGACAAGAGTTGGTTGAACTGCGACATTGCCACTACCCAAGAGCGATGTTGAGTTCACCGTCTTGATGTTTGTACCTGAAACAAGGGTATCTTGTTTTGTTGCAAGAGCAGTTGTCACCGCAGTTGTTGTCGGTAGATTTCCCAACTGAACTTTTGTGGTGGTGTTGGTTGCTATGTCTACAACTGGAAACACATCGTCCGTTGTTGGGGTTGTTAATTCAGTTAAGTCAGTTATTCTCTTGTTGCTCATAATTCTAAAAAGTTGCCGTCTTGAGTTCTCAAGAAGTCATTGTTTTGTGATAGTAAATAGCCAATAAATTTCTTGTCAAATCCGAGATAGTCACCATCTTGAGTTGTCAAATACGCTAAATCTTGCGTAATCAAAAAGTCAAATGTATCTTGAATGATTGTTTCACTCAATCCGGGAGTGTAACTCTTCGCAGATATTGTCGGTGTGTTTTGCTTCGCTTCTATCGTTGGCACATAACTTTTCGCACTCTGCGTGATGTTTCTTTGCTTGTTGCTTTGCTGAAAAACATAGGTTTTCAAATTAAGCGTGTAATCAACTTTCTTTGATGTCAGCGAAGGTTTGTATACCTTGCTTGTCAAAGTGCGGTTAGATTGCTTTGAAACAAGCGTAGGGACATACTCCTTTGAATCAATGAAAGCAATTCCCTCAAATCCCAAGAAAGAAGCATCTTGAGTTAACAATGAATCACCACCTTGAGTGGCTAACCCAAAAAAAACATCAACGGGCGATGATGGCAATATGTTGTGTTGCTTGTTCACGCTGGTGAATAGAACACTTCAGGTTGCTCAACTAACTGACATTTTAAGATTCCAGTTTCCACAAGCTCATTTGCAAGGTCAGGATTCGTGTTGACTGCGGATGTTTGAGCATACACTTTGTATTCGTACTCCCCATTTAATAGTGTGAAGGTCGTTCCCTCAACAACGGCAAACTGATTGTATCTTTCTTTGAATGCAGAAATGTCAGCCAAGATGACATTGACAACTTGATCCGTCAGCAGATGCGTCATATTAAACAAGAAATATGGATTGGCAATCGTGACTTTTTCGGTCAGCGTTAAATACCAATTCTTTGATTCTGCTTTTTCAATTACCAACATCTCTACAAAATAGCGATGCGAAATTTATGTAACAAAAAAGGGAGAGCATTTGCCCTCCCTCTTTCTCCTATGAATCAAGAACCAATTAGATACCTAAACTGGTAACAACTGAACTCTGCAATTTGTAAGGTGCTTCCGCTTCAATCGCTGACAAGGTAACCTCATATCCATTTGAATCACCCATCGCAGTACCGGTGTTGGCAACCATAGCGGTCACATCACATCCGTACTCCTTACCGACCAAGAAATACTCATCGTTATTGTTTTTCACGATGCAGAAACATCTGCCTTGTGCCAACAATTTCATTTCATTTCTTTTGGTGGTTGACAATCTGCGAAGTTTGAAGGCAACATCCGACTGATTGAAGGATGTGCCATTCTCAACACTCACATTTGTGGTGATAACAAGTGATCCAGTTGCTTTTGGAAGTTCGTAAGTATACACGCTACCACTTGCAACGCTTGTTGCGGTAACTTCTCCACTTGCAACGGTGAATCCTGAAGTTGCCCAGTTAATCAAGTGGATGCTTTTGATGCCACCTACTGCATCTTTGCAGTCAAGGGCGAATCCTGAAGTAAGTAAACAAGGCATATCTTAATGGATTAAAGGGTGAAGTAAACGATTTCTCCGGGGAAAGCAACCTGAACACCAGCTTTGAAAGTGAAACGAACTCGTACCTCATCGTTGTCAATGCTGTACCACATCTTCACTTCTTCTTGCTCGTCAATCAAGTCCGTACCCATAAAGAAGTTGCTCAATGAACCAGCAACGATTTTGTTAGTTCCGTTCAAACCACCTACGGCAATCAACTTCATATTTGTACCGGGATAAAC